GTACCAATATTTGAAGGGCAAGCTAGGTATCGTATAGCGTATGGTGGGCGAGGTAGCGGAAAGACACGCTCTTTTGCTCTTATGACTGCAATTAAAGGTTATCAATGGGGTAACTCAGTACCACCAACTAAAGGACAAATACTTTGTGGTCGTGAGTTTATGAACTCTCTTAATGATTCTTCATTAGAGGAGATCAAGTCAGCTATATTGTCTGTGCCTTTTCTTGCTGATTATTATGAGATTGGAGAGAAGTACATTAGATCAAGAGATGGCAACATTACATATACATTCGCAGGTCTTAGAAGATCACTAGAGTCAATTAAATCTAAGGCTAGAATATTGTTAGCTTGGGTAGATGAAGCCGAGCAAGTGTCAGGTAAAGCCTGGAATTTGCTCTTGCCTAGCGTTAGGGAGGTAAATAGTGAGGTGTGGATTACATACAACCCTGAGTCAAAATACAGCGCAACACATGAACGCTTTAGAGATAACCCACCTAAAGATGCCAAGATAGTGCAACTAAACTACACAGATAATCCGTGGTTTCCTGATGTCTTAGAACAAACTAGACTAGAAGATAAAGAAAAACGACCTGATCAATATGAGCATATTTGGATGGGAGCGTTTCAAATTTTTCAGGAAGGAAGTTATTATAGTGCTGAAATGCGTAGAGCTAGAGATGAAGATCGTATAGCAACAGTAAGATATGATCGTGGTAAAGGCGTTGTTGTTGCGTTTGATCTAGGAGTTGGAGATAGCACAGCAATGTGGTTTGCACAGTTTATAGGCACAGAAGTACACTTAATAGATTACTATGAAGCATCAGGTGTAGGCTTAGATCATTACGTGAAGGTACTACAAGACAAAGAATACATCTACGATCAATACATATTCCCACATGATATTAGAGTCAGGGAGCTTGGATCAGGCAAGTCAAGACTAGAAACATTAGAAGGTATGGGTATTCGTGCTGATAAAACAGAGATAGCACCTCAGTTATTAATTGAAGATGGCATACAAAAAGTTAGAGAGATGTTAGACAAGTGCTACTTTGATGAGCAAAAGTGTGAACGTGGCATAGATTGTTTGTTAAACTATAGCAAAAAATGGGATGACTCAGGAGCAACATGGAGGATGCGACCTGATCACAATTGGGCATCACATGGGGCAGACAGCTTCCGTTACCTTGCAGTAGGGTATCAGCCTTACAATGAGGCATGGGATAAACCAATGCGAAGAAAGATTAAAGGAGTAGTATGAAAGGTTTATTGTCTGATGGATGGGATGGCTTTAAAGATTTAACTGGTGGTTTGTTTGATGCGATAAGAACTGTTGATCCTGAATTACAAGCTCGTAGAGATCAAGAAGCACAAGAACTATATAACCTTAGAGCGCAAAGTCCATTCTTTCAAGCCTTTGGTTGGGGTGAAGGTAACAACGAAAGAACTGAGGACTTCTCTTTTGGTAACGTAGCTAAAGACATCGGTGAGTTATATCGTGGTGGCGCAACTGCTGTTACTAATCCAAAACAAACAAGTAATGCTGTAGCTGATCTAGCTTTTGGTGGTGTATTAACTTTAACACCAGTAGGAGATATGGGAATTATGCAAGGTGTTGGTCAAGATCAACGTGCAATGGCAAAAGAGTTTGGATCATACATTAAACAAACCTATGGATCATTTGATGGTTTTGTAGATTACGCTAAGAAAAACCCAGCTTCAGCTATGCTTGATCTTGTTGGTGTTGGCTTTGTAGCCAAGAAAGCGATAGACGTTGCAACTAATCCATTAGTACAACAAAGATTTATGGCTGAGTTAGATGGTATAGTGAGCGCAGCTAATCAAAGTCCTTACATGGCAAACATAATTTATCCTGATAAGCAATTTATTACAGGACAAAAAGTAGGTAGTGGTAAAAACAAAGGAGCTACACAAGATCAAAAAATCGATGAGCTGAAAGAAATACAAGTCCAAATAGAAAACTCAGACATTGTGCAACAAGAACCAAAGTCTGTACAAGGCATGGAAGGTGAAATAGTAATGTTTACTATGACAGATCGTGCTAGTGCTGATGGAACTGCAAAAAAAATTATAACTGCTAACGATACATATGATATTGATGTAAATCAATACGGTGGTGTATTGTTTGGTCAAATGTTAGAAGCAATTAAAAAAGGAGATGCATGGGCATCAGATCGAGTACCATTGATGTCTATCGAGAAAAGAATACAAGAGATACAGAGAATGCATGATATTACACCACAAGTATCACAGTTTCTATTGAACCCAACAGGTATAAACTTTTCACACCAAATAACACAAACAATGTTGTCAGCACTTAAAGGTAGATTAAATAAAAAAGAGAAAGCTGAATTAGACAAAAAACTTAGTCACATTGCACCTAATTGGATAGGCATAGATAACGATTTAGAATTTGCTATGAGAAACTTAAATGGTTCAGAGAGGATGAAAATACAATACCTCTTAGCATCTAAAAACAACTCAAGCATACCATTTTTACAAACATACAAAGGCAAAAACAAAGGAGGATATGCAGAGCAAGGTTTGTCTTTAGCAGAAGCTGGTGTAGCGAATACACAACCTCAATTACTAGGTGCTAGACGAGGAACAACTCCTATGATTGCTACACTTGATCAAAACCCTAACACAAGATTTAGTGATGTTAATCCTACAAGCGTAAACTCTGAAGGTGTTGGTATATTGCATCCATCTTACAATGCAACACTTAAAAGCGATGGAAATCCTACAAGACCGTTTGCAGAAGATTTAACTGTATTTGATTTTATGGAAGCTAAAGAAGCAACTAAAGGTGTAGGATTTACTGGTGAAAATTTTGTAACAGCATTTGATGGTAAAAATAGAGGAAGAATTGATCCTGACAATGTTACACATGATCAACACTATGCAACGCTAAGAAATGAACCTCCGTATGTACAAATAACAGATAAAGTTATTAGGCACTTAGAAGATAAAGGTAAACTAGAACGCAAAGGACTACTCTCAGGATTGTAATGTTAATATCAGAAGCACAACAAGTTAAAGAAGATAATAAAAAAGCTAAAGGTTTGTTAGACACTAAACTTGAAACAATATGGAGTTTTAGATTATACTAATGCAAACAAACATAGGACAAGATCATGGGTGACGAAGGTTTCGGAGTAATGGATTTGTTACAAAAGCTCTTTAAAGAAAGAGAGCAAAGAAATGGTGCTAAAGGTGCTATGTCAGATAAAGAGTTTAAAACCTTACAACAAGGTGGAAGCGAACTACCCAATTCATTAAAAGGATTAAAAAAACCTGAAAACTTTTTGTCTAAAGGTGGCATGTCTGATGCAGAGTTTAATAGATTAAGTCAAGGATCATATGGTGGTGATGTAAACAGAACTAGCCAATTAAGCGAAATTAACAACCCTTTGTTTAACAATATGCCTAACTATTATGAAGGCACAGGTATGCAAGATTTAAGATATGCTCCAAGAAACATTGGTGCAGTATCTAACAATGAAATTGCAGATTTAATGGAAAAAACAAAGAGAAGTGGTAGACCTGAAGGTAGACCATCGCAACAAGTTATGATTAAAGGTGGTTCATCACCACAAGAAAGCTATGGTGGTTCAGCATTTTCAGATGCAGAAATGACAAACATGCAACCAATGGCTGACGTTGACATGATGTTCGCTCAAGAGTTACAAAACATGAATCCACAACAAGCAAATGAAGTTATTAGGATGTTGCAAAACTATACACCTGATCAGCAACAAAATTTTAAAGCACAATATTTAACTGGCAACGTACCTCAATATGAATTAGAAGCACAATCTAACTTAGGATTTTAGTATGGCATTAACAACATTCACAGGCTTAAAAGCAAGTATTGCAGACTTTCTCAACAGAGATGACCTAACCTCTGTCATACCTGATTTTGTTGCGTTAGCAGAAGCTCAGATCAACAGAGATATTAGACATTGGAAAATGGAAGCAAGATCAAATGGACAACAATCAAGTGGCGATGAATATATGCAATTCCCTACGGATTGGATTGAAACGATAAGATTGCATTTAACAGGCACAGGAACTACAGTTGTTAACTTAGTTTCACGAGATGCTATGGCTGACAAACGTGCAGCTAATGAAAATGCAACAGGTACACCAAGTATGTACACACATGCTGATGGGCAGTTTCAATTGTATCCTACACCATCAGTAGACACAGATTTTGAGTTACTTTACTATCAGAAGATACCTTCTCTTAGTAGTAACGCAGATAATTGGCTTTTACTAGAAGCGCCTGATGTATACCTCTATGGAGCGTTATTACATTCAGCACCGTACTTAGCAGAAGATCAAAGGGTAGCAGTTTGGGCGCAAATGTATAGCGCAGCAGTTGCTAGATTAAATGAAAGCTCTGACGATGCTAGGTTTAGTGGATCAGGGATAAAACTTAAAGTGAGAGGATTAGTATGAGTTTTACAAACTTCTTAGAAACAGAAATACTAGACCATGTATTTGCAGGCGCTGCTTACACAGCACCATCACAGCATTACTTAGGATTATTTACATCAGCTCCCGGAGAAACAGGTGGTGGTACTGAATTATCAGGTAGTGCTTATGCAAGACAACAAATTGATTTTACGACATCAGGTGATACAACAAGTAACAACGCAGCTGTGGAATTTCCTACTGCAACTGGTTCGTGGGGAACAGTTACACACGTAGGTGTATTTGATGCTTTGACATCAGGTAATCTTATGGTGTATGCAACTTTGTCGGCTAGTAAAACAATAGAATCAGGAGATGTGTTCCGTGTTCCATCAGGTGACTTAGATATTACATTAAATTAAACTAACTTCAAATGAAGTATAGTCAATATAAATATAATAGAGGTAAATACTCTACTGCTGATTTAGAAGAAGGCGCTTCTACAGTATCAGTTACATCAGGTGTAGCCAATGTAAATGCAGTTAGAGTAAGAACTTCAGGTGCATTAGCAGCTAGTACAACTGTTATAGTGACTGAAAGTTTTACTACTGTTGTAGGTTCAGCTACATCTAGTTCTACTGTAACATCGACTGTTGTTGGTTCAAAAGTAAGTTTAGGAGCAGTTACCTCTACTGTAGAAAGTTCTGTTACAAGTATAGGGCAAAGACTTGCATTAGGTAATGCACCGTCTAATACTGTTTCATCTATTATATCAAATGGTCAATTAATATTAACTGGAAACGCAACATCAACAACAGACTCAGCAATTACAGCAAGTGGTGGTTTTGTACAATTTGGAGTTGCACTAGCAACACCGACAGCAAATATAATTGCAGAAGGTAGGCTAAAATGGTCTGACATAGCAGAAGGTGATGAAACATGGACATTGATAAACAATAATTCAGTTGCATGGACATTAATTAACAATGATGAAGTTACATGGACAGAAATAGCAGCATAAAACTATGGCATTAATACCTTTAGATATTCCACCGGGTCAATATAGAAACGGTACTGACTTCCAAGCATCAAATAGATGGAGAGATGCTAGTTTAGTTAGATGGCATGATGGATCAATGCGACCTGTCGGTGGATGGACAACTAGAAAAGCTAGTGCATTTGCTTCAGCGCCTAGAGCAATGCTTTCGTGGCTTGATAATGCAAATGACTCGTATTTAGCAGGTGGTACATATAACAAATTATATTATGTAAATCCATCTAATACAATATACGATATTACACCTTCAGGTCTGACATCAGGAAATCTAAATGGTTCACTAAATCTTGGATATGGTGGTGGGTTTTACGGTTACGGTAATTGGTCAACTGCACCGACAAGTTCAGGCATTTACCAAGAAGCTACGACTTGGTCATTAGATACTTGGGGTGAATATCTTATGGCTTGTTCATCTAAGGATGGCAAGATATACGAATGGCAACTTAACACAGGAGTTGTAGCACAGGTAATAGCTAATGCGCCAGTTAACAATAAAGGTTTAGTAGTAACTGAAGAACGGTTTGTCTTTGCTCTTGGCGCCGGTGGTAACCCTAGAAAAGTAGCATGGTGTGATCAAGAAAACAACACATCATGGACACCTAGTGCGACAAACCAAGCTGGTGATTTTGAGTTACAAACTGTTGGGCAAATTATGTTAGGTTTACGAATGAGAGGTCGAACTCTTATTTTGACAGATAATGATGCTCACGTTGCAAACTATTCAGGCGCTCCATTTGTTTATGGATTTGAAAGAGTAGGTACAGCTTGTGGAGTAGCATCAAGAAAGGCAGCAGTAGCAATTGATGAAGGTGCATTTTGGATGGGTAGGAAAGGTTTTTTTAAATTTGATGGCTCTGTTGCACGTGAAATGCCTTGTGAAGTTTCAGATTATGTATTCGATGATATGAACGAATCACAAATAAGCAAAGTTTATGCTATAAACAATTCACAACATGGCGAAATATGGTGGTTTTATCCTTCAGGTACATCAATTGAGAACGATAGATATGTAACACTTGATTACAAAGAAGGGCATTGGACTACTGGTGAGTTAAACAGAACAGCAGGTGTTGACACAGGAGTGTTTAGCAATCCTATATGGGCAGATGCTAGTGGTAATCTTTATAATCAAGAAACAGGTTACACACATACAGGTTCAACAAAACCATACGCTGAGTCAGGATCAATTAGTATTGGTAACGGTGATAGCATAATGAAAGTAACACAGCTAATACCTGACGAAAAAACACAAGGACAAGTAGAAGTTACATTTAAAGCACGTTTTTATCCAAACGAGACTGAGTCCTTACATGGTGCATTTTCTCTTAGCAATCCAACAGATGTTCGCTTTCAGGGTAGACAAGTTCGTATAAAAGTGCAAGGCACAGGTAATGACAATTGGAGATCAGGAATAATGCGTATAGAAGCGAGTGCAGGAGGTAGGCGATGAGTACACAAACTCCACCACCACCACTAGGTGTAGATTGGAAACCGTGGGGTGAGAGATTAAACAGTTTTTTAACAACAACAAGAAACAAGTTACAGTTCTATAACGCTGACAGCAAAGCTACACAAGATGGCATTATTATGTGGGATGAAGCGCAAAACGCTGTTGTCGTTAGCAAGAACGGTGCTTGGGTTAAATTAAAATACGATCCATGAAACTAGAAAAAGAATTGATGAGATGCCAAGACTGGATACAGTCAGCTTTAAACAAAGGAGGTAATACTCATGACTTTAAAGACATTGTTGATGGGATAATAAGTGGACATATGCAACTGTGGGGTGGCGCAAACGGTTGTGCAGTAACAGAGATTGTAGTGTATCCTAATAAGAAAGTCCTTCATGTTTTCTTAGCGGGTGGAGATCAAGGGCAAGGAATAGAACAAATTACAGACATGCATGATGATGCTATGGCATGGAGTAAACAACAAGGCTGTGATGGAATGACAGTAGCAGGTCGTAAAGGATGGAAGAAAGTTTTAAAATCTAAAGGATGGTCAGAACAGTTTACAACATTAATAAAGGAGTTTTGAGATGAGTGGTGGCGGCGGAAAAGGTGGAAGTGAAACTACTAAAACAGAAGTACCTGATTGGATAAAACAACCAGCGATTAGAAATTTACAACGTGCAGAGGATGTACAAAGAATTGAGTACATGCCTTATCGCGGGCC